GACCAAGACCTTGAGCGTCCTCACCGCCCCCGAGGTCGACGACAGCCAGGAGGCCCGTGAACTCCCCGCGTGGGCGGTTGCCCAGCATGCCGTCGAGGCGGCAGAGCTTGCCGTCCGCGATGCTCAGGACGGCGTCGACGCCGCGCAGAAACGTGCCGACGAGATCATCGCCCGCGTCTTCTCAACGGCCCCTGACCGCCCCGCTGCTGTGGCCGAGCACGCCGAGTGGGAGAAGAAAACGCTCATGTCCGGCGCGCCGAACTCTGAGGCCAAGGTGAGCTACGATGATCGCCGTCAAGCCGTGGCCGCTCAGACCGAGGTCGACCAGCAGAAGGCACGGCTCTACCGCGCCGAGGAAAATCTCAAAGAAAAACAGGCCATTCTTGCGCCGCTCATCGAACAGCGTGACGCAGAGTCCGCTCAACGCGCCAAGGAGGCGAAAAATAGTGCGTAAACTCATATCGAACTTGAAAGCGTGGTCGAAACACCATGCTACTTGGCTCACTATAGCAGGCATGGTTGTCTTCGGCATTCTCCTATTCATGGCCCTGAGCGGGTGCGCATCGCCTGTCACCGTGAAGTCGGGAGACGATCCGAAGGCGACGCCGGCACCGACCGGCCACGTGATTTACGTCAAGAACTCGCTTTGGCAGAATGTACCCATTCAGACCGTAGCGAAGTCGGTCGGTAGGTCCATCAGCCGCACGGTATCGGATTCCGAACTCCTCGACGCCGTAACCGAGTACAATGCGCAGACCATGGACGACTTTCTCAGGGTCTACTACGATGAGGCTCCAGACTTGGCGGATGCTCCTCCGGTTGATGTCTTCATCGTCCGCCCTACCGACTATCACGTCAACATGGCTCAGACCGGCATCGCCCGCTCTCTGTTGGTCGATAACGCCGACGGATGGCGCCAGGACGCCCAGGGCCAACTATTGTTTATTGACCACGTTCCACCGCCCCCCGTGATCGAACCTCCCGCCGACCCCTACGCGTACTTCGCCATCTACGGTATCGACGAAACTGGCCACATCGTCTACGAAGATCACTGCGGATACCGGTCCGACCGGCAGTTTTATCAGGAAGATATCGGCGACTACCCAAGCCCCGAGGTCTATTATCCCCTGCGCGTCTATCAGATCAACCATGAGGTCGTCGCCAATCCAGGCTGGACGCTCCACGCCGACCATACGCTCTATACGCCGCCGGTGCAGTGACCATGGGTGACGATGGACGCGGCCGAAGTGAATATACCGGTATGCGTAGGGCCGGTCCTATTCCGCGCCACGTGATGACCCAGCGTCGGCGCTCGCTGCTAGGTATGTGGCGCAAGCTCGGCAAGACCGAGGCAGAAATCTCGGCCCTGATCGACGAGCGCATCGCATCCAAGACGAAGGTCTGGTAGATGCCTGACGACGTCCGCGCTCTTGCCAAAAAACTCCGGGCTATAGCTGGCCCGGAGTTCAGCGAGGCCACTGCCGCCGCGATGACCCGCGTCGCTCACGCCGCGCACAGCCAGAGCATGGCGAACATCCGGCACGACTTCACGCTCCGCAACAAGTTCACGCTCGGCTCAATGATCTTCTACAAGGCCAGCCCGAAGAAAGACCCGGAGAAAATCGACGCCATCACCGGCTCGAAGTCTCCGTATCTACCAGAGCAAGACGAGGGCGGCGAAGCTATGACCCGAGCAGGGAAGCCCGCGTTATCCATGCCGTCCTTAGCCAGCCGCCGCGGATCGTGGCAACGCCCCGTCACGGCGCGATACCGCCTCGGACAGATGGGCGCAGTGGGTCGACGTCGTAACGGCAAGATGACGCCCAAGGGTGCCAAGTTCTTCTGGCTGTCTGGCGGTTCGCTGACGAAGCCCACGCTGTTTACGCGCCAGGGGAAGAAACTCGTCAAGGTACGGTTGAAGACGCGGCCGATCCACCTCAAGGCGACTCACTGGCACTCGGCGTCCGTCGCCAAGTTCGGGCGGCCCGAGGTCATGAGCGCGGCTTGGGGGAAAGAGTTGAGCACTAGGCTTGCCAAGCTCGGTGCCAAGTAGTACGCTTACCTCGGACCTCCTCGAGCCGGGTGAGAAGCCCGACACTGACCGCCGACATTGCACCGTCCCCACGGTTGTCGGCGGTCTTTTTTTGCCCGAGCCCCAACCGTCAAGGAATCCTTGACACTTCAAAACGAAAGCCCCTTGACGAAACGTAATACAGCGTTTACGCTATCTGTCAGGAGGTCTTCCATGTGGGGAAACCAAGTTGAGTTCAAGGCCCTTTTGGGCAAGACGTTGACCGCCGTTGAATACGACGAGATCGCGAAGGACCAGATCCTCTTCCGGTGCGACGACGGCAAGGTCTTCAAGATGTACCACGGTCAGGATTGTTGCGAGTCGGTCTATATCGACGACGTGGCTGGAGATTTCGCCGACCTGATCGGGGAGCCGCTCCTCATCGCGGAAGAATCGACGAGCGACACGAACCCCGAGGGCGTGAAGGCTCCCAAGTACCAGGATTCGTTCACGTGGACTTTCTACAAGTTGGCCACGGCGAAGGGCTACGTCGACATCCGCTGGTACGGTGAATCGAATGGGTACTACTCCGAGTCGGTCGACCTCGAAGAGGTGACGGAGTGAGTACCAAAGCCAAGTTCCTAATTTCCACCCGCATCTTGCGGGACAGCTACTTTCAGGTCACGAAGCTCATGCCGGTCATGGACCGTGACCAGTCCTACGTCATCAATAAGGCGCTGACCCTGGGCCTAATGGTCCTGGGCGAAGACCCGCAGAGGATGACCCCCGACGACGCGACGCGGAAGGTGCTGGCGACGCAGGGGGCAGTAATCCGCGACCTGACGGCACGGCTTGAGCCCGTGGACCGCGAGCCCGCCGAGGTGAAGGCGTGAGGGTCGCGCTGGCCCAGAACGGCCACACCGAGTACTGGAAGGTGATCGATACCACGAGAGGTGAAGCCTACGGGTACGGCACATGGTTCGGCTTCGAGTGGTTCGCGTCGTGGGCCGCCGTCAAGCGCTTCCGCTGGTACAACCCGACTACATGGTGGCCCTACCTCACGACTCGTGGCCCCTCCCCCCTCGGCTGGGTCGCCACCAGTGCCCAGTGCCGCCGTGAACTGACCGAGGAGTCTCTTGCCGCCAAGGCTGACCGCGAGAAGCGCCCGGCCAACGGTGTCGCGCTTTTGACCATGGTCCTGATGATGCAGGCTCAGAAGACGCGGGGCAACAAGCGCCATGGCTGGACGCCTGACGGGCAGAGTCTGGAGGCGTCCCTGTGAGGGTCTACATCAGCGGCCCCATCACGGGCTACGAAAACGGCAACCGAGAAGAGTTCGAGGTCGCCACCAGCGGCTTGAGGCAGATGGGACACGAACCGGTTAACCCTCAAGACTTGCCGCACGACCACGGCAAGACGTGGGCCGAGTACATGAAGGTTGACCTCGAGGCTCTTCTGCACGTCGACGCCGTCCTGGTGCTGAACGGATGGCAACTGAGCCGAGGCGCGAAGATCGAAGTCAACCTTGCGATGGAACTCGGCATTCCAGTCTACGCCGAAGCCTGGAGGCTACCGTGAGCATCACCATGCTCCACGCCGACTGCATGGAGTTAATGCGCGGCCAGCCTGACGGGGCGTTTGATCTGGCGATTGTTGATCCCGAATACCGCGATCTTGCCGAGAACCAACCCACCAAGGATATGCGAGCCAACGGAGGCATGGGGTCTTTCTCAGGCAAGCCTACGGAAGAATACTTCCGAGAACTTCGCAGAGTATCAAAAGAATGGATCGTCTGGGGCGCGAATAATTTTCAGTTGCCGCCGTTCAAAGGCTTTGTCGTCTGGCGTAAGACCACGATCAGCGAAGACTTCACGATGTCGGCGGCAGAAATCGCGGCCATTTCCGAAGGTCTTGGAACCACATCGAAGGTCTTTGACTGCGCCCCTCAAGGTACGGCGGCAGAGCCTCGAATCCACGTAAATCAAAAACCCGTCGCCCTGTACAAGTGGCTCCTGACCCGCTACGCCAAGCCAGGATGGAAGATCCTCGACACCCACGGCGGCTCCGGCTCCATCGCCATCGCCGCCCACGACCTCGGCTTTGATCTCACAGGATGGAACTCGACGCCGACTACTACGCCGCCGCAGTGAAGCGGTACAAGACTCACGCCTCGCAACTGCATTTGTTTGACCCGAAGACCCGAGAGGAGCCCGAGAACCTCACGCTCACACTCGACACCTGACAGGACACCAACATGGAAATGACCAACGAAGAGAAGGCGAGAGCCTGGGACGTGTTCACGGGCATGGTTAAAGCCGACCTCGCCGATACAGACAGTTTCGCCATGGGCGCGAGGCTGGCCGGAAAGTACGGCGCGGTTTACATCAGAGGAATCGAAAAGATCATAGGAAAATGGCGCGAGTGGAAAATCAAGAACCCCGGCGTCACGTCGTAACATAGGACACCCCATGCCTAAAAATCCCGTTTTCGATCAGGCCCGGGGCCGTGCAACGCCCGAGCTTGTAGAGTCGTTATTCTCTGCTCCCGATGCCCGATGGGACGGCGACGAGTTCTGGACCCGCAACCCGCTCAGGGGTGACGGGTCCGCTGGATCGTTCTCCATCAATGGGCTCACCGGCCTCTGGTCGGATTTCGCGTCCGGCGATAAGGGCGACCTCATCGGCCTCATCGTCGAGTCTGGAAAAGCTCCGACCAAGGTAGCCGCCGCCGAGATGATCGTCCGCGCCCTCGGCGGTACCGTCGACGCGCCTGCAGGTGGAGCGCCGAGCAAGAGCCACCTCGACAAGCCCGCTAAGGCGAAGCGTCCCAAGGCCGTGATACCAGCCCCGGAGTCGGCGCTCGATCTGATGCGGCAAACCGTCAAGGGCGACTACGCGCAACGGACGCATGGCAACGCCACGGCGGGCTACACCTACCGCAATGCCGAGTCCGGTATCGTCTTTTGCGTCTCGCGCTTCCAAAAGCCAGACGGGTCAAAAGACATCGTGCCTTATTTCTTCGGAGAAGATGGGCGCTGGCACGAAGGCCAGGCGCTTGACTCTGGCCGGCCCGTGCTGTTCCTGGACATCATCACGAAGGCCGCGCAGGGTACAAAGGTGCTCATCGTCGAAGGCGAGAAGTGCGCGAAGGTCGAGGTACCGGGCTACATCCTGACCACGTGGGCAGGCGGAGCTCTAGCGACGAGCAAGACGGATTGGGCGCCACTCGAACGCTTCGCGGCCCGTGGAGATCTGGTTATCTGGCCGGACGCAGACGAGCCAGGGCTCAAGGCTGGTATCGCCATCGTCAAGCGCCTCCCCGGCGCGAAGCTACTGGACATCCGGGGTCAGGAGAAGGGCTGGGACATCGCCGACGCCTCGGCGCAGGCCATAGCTCTACCGGACTTCATCGCATCGTGCCCCCTGGTCGCCATTGGATCGCCGCCGGTCGGATCATCGAAGCCGGATGCGCGGCCCGACGATGGCCTGCCGTTTCTCTGCCTCGGGTATGACAAGGCCGCGTATTACTTCCTGCCCAACGAAACACGCACCGTGTTTTCTATTCCCATGGGATCGTTCAACGCCTCGAAGCTCGGCGAGCTGGCGTCTTTGAGCTTTTGGGGACTGAGAATGCTGGTCACTGACCAGGGCAGTATCAAGGTGGCACCAGCGCAAGACTTCCTGCTAACCCTACAGCACAAGACGGGATTCTTCGACCCGAAGCGCATCCGCGGCGCAGGAGTCTGGCGCGACCATACGGGCATCGTGCTCAACGACGGGCACCGCATCGTGACAATCGACGGCACGGCCTACGAGTACGGCGAATACCGCTCGAACTACTGGTATATCCCGTCACTCGTCGCCTTCGGCGAGATGGCGGGACCCGCGTCCACCGACGAGGACGGCGAACAGCTCGAAGAGCTTTTCCGCGCGCTTGAGTTCACCGAGGACAGCGCGGCCATTCTCCTCATGGGCTGGTGTCTGCTTTCACCCTTCGGCGGAGTGCTGACCTGGCGACCTCACGTCTGGCTGACGGGGCAGAAAGGCTCCGGCAAATCGTGGGTATTCGAAAACATCGTCGTCCGGCTCGCCGGGCCCTTCGCGTACATCGGCTCGGGCAAGGACACTGAGGCCGGTATCCGCTGGGCGCTGGACCAGGACGCCAGGCCTGCAGTCATGGCCGAGATGGAGCCGAAGACGAAGACGGCGCGCGAGAAGATCGCGTCTATCCTTGAACTCGCCCGTAACGCTTCCGACGATGGATCGGGAAACATCAACATCAGCCAGTCGGGCGGCGGTACGAAGTCCTTCCGCATCCGGTCCATGTTCGCCTTCTCGTCGAAGGTGATACCGGTCGAAGACGACTCGGTGAGCTCGCGCATCACGCGGCTGGAGTTGGCCAAGAGCAAGGACGAGCCTGCAAAGATCGCCAAAACCGTCGCGCTGCTGTCGGACCTACTCGATGACCCGAGCCGGTTCACGCGCCGTATTTTCCGCGCTCTGCCGCGGATCATTTCGGACATCGAGTACCTCAAGGAGACCTACCTGCCTGCGTTCCGTTCGAAGCGCGCCGCCGACCAGCTCGCGCCGATGTTGGCGACCGCGTGGGCCGCGCGGTCTGGCGCGTCGATACGCACCGCAGGCCCATGGCTGGACAAATGGATCGTCGAGCTGTCGCAGGAGTCGAAGGTAGTTCAGGGCGACGAGGACACATTCATGCATCACCTCGTAGGGCTTGGACTGCGCGATGACGAGGGCCACACGCGCACCGTGGCCGAGCTGCTGACGCGCGTCTCGGAGTCCACGGACACTGACTCGCCAGCTCTTCGGCTCCTAGAACGCCACGGCATCACGCTACGGCGCAAGGGGCCGTCAAAGCCCTGGCTTCTGTCCATCGCGACGAACCTAGCCGTGCTCGCTGACAAGTTCCGCGACACGCCGTGGGGCGACGCTTACGGCGACCAGGTCAAGCGGTGCGCGTTCACAGTCGAAGGCCCAACCCGGCAAATCCGCATGGCGGCCGGTAAGCCGCGGTGCCATGACCTCGACTGGGAAGGGTTCAGGGATCGGTATTTGGGCGTCGAAGGGCAGGACGAGCCGGCGCTGGATTTGGGGGGCGAGGATGATATCCCGTTCTGACGTGGCGTCGCCGGTCTGCCGCATCTGTCACCGCCCGCTGACTGACCCGGAGTCGGTCGCCATGGGCATCGGCCCGACGTGCAGGGCGCATCGACGACCCGAGCGCGGACCAGAGCAGTGGAGTTTGTTTGATGGGCGGGAGCCCGAAGGAGAGCATCGTGTTGAGAGTGCCGACCGAGAAAGAAGCGTTCGACGAGTTTTCGAGCTATGTGAAGACGAGGCGGGAGAACGAGGGTCTACCTCCGGTGTCCGCCCAAGAAATGCGGAAGTGCTGGGACATATTGGAGGGATTCCGCAAGGCGTGGGGACTGGCCCCGTCATCGACTTCGACGCCGCCCGAGGACTCCGCGCCCCGTGGTGGTGGCGAGTCTGGCAATGGGTCAGGGAGTTGATCCATGGTGACGTTTGAACTTCGTGAGATGGTCAAGTCGACCGTCTCGAACCGGATCGAGGTCATCAAAACCTTTGATGAGCCCTACGAACGTCTGGCGAAGAAAGCCTACGAAGACAAGTCGGCGACGTATCCCGCGACCTACTTTGAACTTGTTAGGGTGGAGCGTAACGAGAGACTCATCTCGTTCACGCCGTACCGATGAGTAGCGCCACCCTATCAGCCTGGGTCAACACGATGCTGACCAAGCTCGGCGCGAGGCTGTTCAGGAACAACGTGGGCAAAGCCTGGGCCGGTGCTGGCGTCGTGGCATGGAAGCCGGAGAACTCGCACGGGATCTACATTGCCCACCCGTCGCGGGTGTCGTTCGGCCTCTGCGTTGGCTCCTCCGACAAAATCGGCTGGACCCCCGTCACGGTCACTCCATCCATGGTCGGCCAGACCCTCGCCGTCTTCACCGCCGTCGAGGAGAAGAGCCTCGCCTATCCGACGCTGACGCCAGATCAGCGGAACTTCCTCGACCAAGTTGTCAAGGCGGGGGGCCTAGGATACGTTGCCCGCGAGACGGCGGAGGGGCCTGTATTGGTGCCGTGGCCGGAGCCCAAGACGGTGCGGAAGAAAGGTATTGACAAGTTGTAGTAGCTGTAATACAGTGTATACGATTGGAGGAAGAAATGAAGACATACAAAGTCGTCTGGCATTTTTATGCTGGTAGAAAATGGTGGAAGCAGATTTTCCCGCGTCGCGTGACTGCCCATCAGACTCGGTGGCTGTGGTGGGTGCTCGAGAAGGTCTACTATGCCTGACCAAGCCGACGAACTGCGGAAGCTGGTGGCGGAGACGCCCATCGGACAGGCTGACATCGCCACTACGGTCCTATTTGAAGGCGCACCGGTCACGCTCTTTAACCTGAGCGAATCCGGCGCGATGATCAGTACTCACGCCGGGCGCTTGCTCGTCCACCCTGGTCGGCTGTCACGGGTCAAGCACACCCCCGACAAGGCCAAGCTGTGGGACGACCTGTCCGCCGATCTTGAGCGGTGGGTGCGCGTCGGCGGCTTCGACAAACCCAACCTGAGCACGGAGGCGCTGGCCGAGTTCTGGGAGATGATGCAACGGCGCAAGGAGCAAGCATGACCACCGAACTCTGGTACATCACGGGGGCGTTGATCGTCCTCGTGGGCCTTCTCATCGCGATCCTCTTGGACCCGACGACCAAGCGCCGAGACGATGATGATGACGATCTGCCGCCGGGGGCAGTGTGATCCGAGCCACCTTCATCCTCGCGTTCGCCCTAGCCGCGCACGTTGGCGCCGACCCAGTGCCGCGCGTCGTCTACCCGCCGGAGCCCGAGCCGAAGCTCATGCGCGTCATCACGGCCCTCCTCGACGCGGCGCGCGAGTTCCACCTTGACCCGGTGCTCGTCTTCTCGGTGGCGTGGGCGGAGTCGAGTCTTCGGCCAGGCGCCCAGAGCCGGCGCGACTGCAAAGTCATCGCCCGCGGTCTGATGCAGATCAGCGTCCAATGGCAAGATGACCTCGTGGTCCGTTACCTCGGCTGGTGCCCATCGAACTTCGATTGGCGCAACCCGGTGCACTCGGCAAAGCTCGGGTGTGCCTACCTCGCGGCGCTGGTCAGCAGGTTCGGCGTTTGGGGCGGCGTCGCGGCCTACAACTGCGGGCCCGGGCGGTACCTTGAGCTGGCGCATGGGCGGGCGTTGCCTGCCGAGACTGTGGAATATTTGCGGAGGGTGCTTGGATGAGTACCGAAGACGACGACAGCCAGAAGATGGTCGAGCCCATCAGGATCGAGGAACACTGCGAATGGATCGTGGACGCCGAAGGAAGGATCATCGCCTACGATGAGGGAACGCTCGGTATCGGTATCGGGGACGATAGATCGGAGATCCGAGCCCGCCGCATCGTTGCCGCCGTGAACGCTTGCCGGGGGATGGAACTCGGCGACCTCGAGAACGGCCTACCGATTTCGCGTCGACTCAAGATGATACGAGACGACATGGACATCATGAGCGACGACGTCATGGCCAAGGGGAACGAAAACACGGCACTACTCCGCGAACGCGACGAAGCCCGCGCCATGGTGAAGGAGATGGCATCGATCATCCGAGATCACGGGGACCATGACGAGTGGCTTGACGAAATGGGCCTGACGGATGATGACACCGAATCCGAACCTAACGTCATGTGCCCGTCGTGCTTCTGTGTCACTCCTGGAACTCCCGAAAAGTGCCCGAACTGTGGCGAGGCCCTATCATGAGCGATGCCCCCGCCAAGCCCATCCGCTTCATCATCACGCATCCGCTCGTCGTCCAGCATCATCCGCAGGACGTCGAAGCAATGCGCCGTCACATCGAACTCTGCGGCCCCGCGTGGCCGGCGACGAAGACGCCCGAACAAGCAGCCCATGCCGCGCAAGTCAAGTTTTGGAAAATCGGCTGGAGCGGCCGCGCCCTCTATGAGCACATATGCCCGGCCTGTGGAATCCGATGGAGGGACAACCCATGAGCTTCTGGTGGGACGGAAAGTCCTTTGAACACATCGTCACCGAGCCCGAGGACCGTCCGCGGTTCACCATGGCCGACTGTCCGCTGGGCCTGCGCATCAATGACACTCGGATGCGGCCTGCGCCCCAGCGGAGGCAGGCGCCGAAGAAGTACAAGAAGCGCGCCGCGCCGATGGACTTGCTCATCCATGATTACCAGACCGGCGAGCGATGGCTATCGGGCATGACAGACGCCATCGAGGCCATCGGCCCATTCAAGGCGTCATTCATCGGGACTGGTAGGCTGTTCTCCGGTCGGTATTTCATCCACAAGGCCGTCGCGGCGGATCGGGATATGCTGGCGGTGCGGAAATGAATGCACCATTGGTGCAGAGTCAAAAGGTAGGGTAGACACATGAGAGAGCACGGCTTGATGTTCCGGGCCGAGATGGTCCGAGCATTGCTGAGAAAGATCGACCCAAAGACGCAGACGAGGCGCCTAGATCTCAATAAAAGATGGGACGTAGGAGATCGGATTTGGGTCAAGGAAACTTGGTGCATAGGAAAGGTCGAAGAAACAGACGAGCCAGATGGATGGCCGGGGAAGCTCTATATTTCTCAAGCCATCGGTGACGACCATTTGATTTTCCGTGCTGACATGCAAGATGTTGACGATAGTGAAACTATCTGGCGTCCATCCCTTTTCATGTTCCGAAAGCAATCTCGCATCACCCTGGAAATCACCGGCCTACGCGAGGAACGGTTGCATAATATAACTCTTGGCGATGTCAAGGCCGAAGGTATATGGCTAGAAGATGTCCACTACCACGAGGGCGCTGGCGATAGGATGACCAGATATTTCGACGCCTACCGTAAGCTCTGGGAGTCCATAAACGGCCCAGGAAGATGGGATGAAAACCCCGTCGTGCGCGTCATCGAGTTCAAGAGGCTCGCGCCCTAATGATCGAACTCCGCCCCTATCAGAAGCGCGTGCTGAACGACAAGGCCATCCTTGACATCTTGATGCACATCAAGGACCCGGAGCGAGCCCGCCCCGAGATCCTCGCGCCCCTGGTGGTCTCTGCGACCGGCACCGGCAAGACGGCCATGTTCTGCGCGGTGGCTGAGAAGCTCCGTTCCTGGGGCAAGAGGACATTGATTCTCGTCCACCGCCGCGAGATTTTGGATCAGACCGTAAAAAGCCTCTATCGCATGGGCGTGCCATGTGGTCAGATTGTGTCCGGAAAACCTATGACTGGAGACTTGATCCAGGTGGCCAGCGTCCAGACTTTAGTGAACCGGCTAGACCAGATTTGGCGTCCCGACTTTATTATCAGCGACGAGGCTCACCACGGGCAAAGAGAAAACTCCTGGGGTAAGGTCATTTTTTACTATGGGTCAGTGCCACGCATGGGGGTAACAGCTACCCCCGCTAGGCTGGACGGTCGCGGGCTTCGGGTATGCTGGGATCATATCGTCTACGGCATGAACCCGCGTGAAGCCACCGAGGAAGGCTATTTAACTTTCCCAACCGTCTACACCGTCCCCGAGGAACTACACGAGACTTTCCATATTGTTCAAGGCGACTTCGATACCAAAGAGCAAGAAAAGGTCATGAGCCAAAAGCGCATCGTAGGCGACGTGATTTCCCATTATCGAAAACGACTTGATGGTGCTCCGACGCTGGTGGCTTGCAATTCCCTGGCCGAGGCAGAGCTCTATGCCGATCAGTTTAGGCAGGCTGGATACCGAGCCCGCGAAGTTGACGGCGAGATGTCGGATTCGGACCGAGATGACGCGATCCAAGGTCTGGCTAATGGGAAGTGGCAACTTTTACTTTTCAAAGATTTGATCGGTGAGGGCGTGGACATACCAGTAGCAACTGGATTGATCAAGCTCAGGAAAACCATGTCGCTGACACTCGAGCTTCAATGGGACGGGAGAATAGGGCGCCCGGTCTACGCCCCTGACCGCGACCTCTCGACCCGCGAGGGCCGGCTACAGGCTATCGCCATGAGTGGCAAGCCGCGCTCGATCATCCTCGACCATGCGGGGAACTTCGCCCTGCACGGCCACCCTCTCGCCGACCGGCAGTGGAGCCTAGATAGCCCCAAGCGGCTCAAGGGCGAGCTACCGCCTGCGACGACGACCTGCCCGAAGTGCTACGGCGTCTGGCCCGGTCGGCCTCGGTCGTGTCCTGCGTGCGGTCACTCATTCCAGGCGGCGGACCTGATGAAAAAGCAGGAGGAGCTTCGCATCGTCGAGGGCGATCTGGTGGAGGCGGGCCTAGACCAGAATGACGCCTCAGACATGGCGGCATTTGTCGCCCGAGCCATGGCGGCCGAGCAGGGGATGAAGGCGAAAATGCTGATGGCGAAGGCGTTCCAGATCATGGAAGGGAAAGATGACGTGGAGACACGGCGCAGAAAAGTTGAAGCCCTGGCCGAGGTCGTCGGCTATAAGCCGGGGTGGACGGAGAAGATGTGGGAATTGAAGCAGAAGAGGAGGGCATAGCCCATGGAAAAGGTACTGGCCAAGATCGACCGCGCCGAGGTTGGATTCGGAGGCTATCAAGATGTCATGTTCGGCCTGACAATAGGATTCACTTCGGGGTCGATGGTCTGTGGAGACTTTCTCGGGGTGTTCCCTCGTGAAGTTCAAGAGACTGGCAGATGGGACCATTTCGGCGACAAGATCATTGAACTCCTGCGGGCCGCGAAAGTCCAAACCGTCGCGGGGCTCATCGGAAAGCCTGTCGAGGTAACTTTCGACGGACTGAGCCTCAAGTCCTGGCGCATCCTGACGGAGGTACTGTGAACCCCTACCACAAAATCAAGTCCGAGGCGGATTTTCACGCCGCGAGAAAAAAGGGCGTCGGCGCCTCCGATATCCCCACCCTGGCCGGCCTGAACAAACGATGTGGCCAGACCCCTCTCACTCTCTGGCGGGAGAAGATGGGCCTTGCCGAGGGTTTCGAGGGCAACGACCGCACCGACTGGGGCAAGCGCCTTGAGGTGCTGGTCCTGCAGAAGTGGGTTGAGGGCCGATACGGCGAGGACGCGGCGAAGGATTTCCTGTCTGGTGCCATCCGCGAAAAGTCATCGGGGCCGTTCAAGGTCAAGACTGAGGCCATCCACACGGATCGGCCCTACTGCATGAGTCATGCGGACCTCTTGGTCGACTGGGGCCACGAGCTTGAGGCCCTGCCTGTCGAGGCGTCGCCGTATCCCGTCCTGGTCGAGGCCAAGACCTCCGGCCTGTACTCCGCCAAGCGTCGCGAGGGGCAGGTCTTCGAGGGCTACGACCCCGACGACCGGAGCCAGTTCGGCATCCCCGACAAGGTGTTTATGCAGGTCCAGTGGCAGCTCTACACCTACGGAGTGACCGAGGCCTGGGTCGTGGTGCTCATCGACACGGCGGACTATCGGGAGTACGGCCCCATCATCTACGACCCGCGGCACGTCGAGCAGTCTCTCGCGCTGGCCGAGAAGTTTTGGAACCTTGTCACGACCGGCACCGAGCCCACCCCGACCACCTGGGGCGACGTGGTTAGCCTGTACCCTGAGATCGAAGACCTTACGGCCATGGTATCCGGCGAGGCCGAGACCTCCGCCCGTGCCATGATCGCCGAGGGGCGCGAGCTGAAAGAGCGCGTCAAGGTGCTCGAGGACAAGCTCGACGACATCAAGATGGGCCTGGGGATCTTGGCCGGGGACGTGAAGGAGGTCGTCGAGGACAAGGACGGCGTGAAGACCACGGTCATCAAGAAGACCATGAACCGCGTGCTAAACGACAGTGAGGGCAAGACGCTGGCGAAGTTCAGGGACCAGACGAAGGACAGCTTGAGCCTGAGCGAGCCACTGGCGCTCATTGAGCAGAAGAAAAAGTCCCGAGCATCGCTGGAAAAGAAAATGGCGGCGGGGAAGGCCGTGGATCCGGCAGACCTCGCCGCGGTGGCTGAGACTGACGAGGACCGCCGCGTCATGGCGCTCGACGCCGAACTCCGCGCCCTGGGTGCCTACAAGACGAGCAAGCCGTACCGCGTGGTTGATTACTGAAAAGAAGGCCGAAGGAGGGCCGGATAGATGAAGCCATATACTATTTTCTGGAACTACGGTTCAGAAGGATGGAGGATTTCTGACTTTACCTATGAGACCGCAGATGCGGCACTCGTGGAAGCCATGAAGAATCCGCATACCGAGTTTATCATCGTTAGAGTCATAACTTTTAAGGAGTCCACCCATGTCTGACAACAAACCCGAGACCATGGAGCTGACGACGAAGCCAGAGGTCAACTTCGCCTCGATGGTGAAGTATAAGGCGTCCGAAATCATGAGTGTCGCCGCCCGCAATGTCCAGCTCGACAAGAACTGGCTTGAACGCGCCAAGATGGAACTCATGGCCAAGCCTGACACGGCCAAGGTCTGCCTCACAAAGAGCGGCATGGACAGCGTGCTCAAGGCGCTCAAGAAGGCCGCGACTGCCGGTATCACCTTCGGCGGAATCCGGCCGCAAGCGTATTTCACTCCGTCCGACAATGGGTCAACAGTGCGCCTTGACGTGTCGCAGTTCGGCTATGCTCATGCCGCAGTCTATGGACCTGGAGGCGTCCTGTCTCAAGTTCCACAGCTCATCACGGTGCACCAGAACGACGGTACGCGCGTCGATCAGGCCAAGGGAAAACTGATCTACCCAGAAGGCGGCATCGACCCATTATCAGATCGTGGCGCGATTGCGTGGTATGCCATGGAACTGCGCTATAAGGACGGTCGCCCTGATGAGGTTCGATATATCACCATGGTCGACGTCCGCAAAATCGAAGAGGGGCACGGCAACCTGAATAGTCCAGCCTACAAGAAAGACCGTGCCCAAATGGATGAGAAGACCGCCGTGAAGCAGATCCTCAAATGGGCCTTCGGCGAATCCGAGGGCAATGCGCAGAACATCCTTGATGCTCTGGACTATGAACCTGAGCCTGCGATAGAGCGCGACCCCGCGAGGCGCATGGAAAGCCGCATGGAACGCGCCGCTGCGACCATGAAGCCGGCTGAGCGCGTCGATGAGACGGAGGCAGAACCCGAGTCAGAAACTGCTGGCGAATCCGGCGACCAGCCCAGCACCGAAGCAGCTCAACCCGGCGCCGAGGAACTTTTCTAGTTTCCGCTTGACGTATACGCTGTATTACGCTAGGCTATCACAAGGGGCTGAGGAGACCCTGATATGGTCAAGATCAACGAAGTCGCGTACATCCTGGGACTGGCCGATGAGGGCCAAGTCACCGAGGGCGTCAAGAGCGATGCCCGCGCCATCCTGAAGTTCTTCGGGGTGGCTGGTGTCGAAGCCGAACAGACTGGCCACCTCAAGGCGGGCAAGGTCTATGACGAGGCCAAGGTCAAGCGGATCGCCGAGGTCCGGGCCGGCTTCTAAGCTGGGAGACGTGGCCCGCGTTCGGGCTTGCCGTCGGCGGACGGTCAGTGAACTCCGCCGTGATTGGATCGTGGCCGAGTAGGTTAAGGCACGGTGATGCGCAACGGTGGAGTGACAGTGGCACTACGCACGGTGAAACCGGAAAAGCTGTTCGGTGGTTCGATTCCACCCGGTCCAAAACTCCGACCTATAAGGAGGTGGTCGGCTCCATGTTAGGATGGTTCATGGCGTGGCTCGACTGAGCCAGGGGCGTTCGACTCCCCCAACCATCATCTATCCCCGACGCTGGCGAAAAGTCCCGGAAAAATCCGGATGTGCCTTGGGGAAGCCACCTGTTAGCGTCAAAGGTGGACGGGCAATCGTGGGCCTTGTAGACTGCGGCGGTGCAAATCCTTGCCGGGTAATCACGGAACAATTCAACTACGCGACTCGCCCCCGTAAGGGGCTTCCATCGGGTCAAGGAGGCCCTGCGATATGAACTACTACACCAGCCCTCTCGTTGAAGACGGCTTCAAGTCCGGCAATCCCAAACCGGCCAGATTGACCAAGCGCGAGCGGGCCCGCATTCAAGGCCGGGGAGTTGGCCCCTATCCCGTTGATTCCGACAACTGGCCGAGGATCAGTAAGGGCGTCTGCACCAATCCTCACGCGGGCCGTCCTGGCATCCCCAAGCGCACCAAACTCAAGGGCTGGCAGAAGCGGGCCCGGCGCTAGATGCGTCTCAACACCGCCCAGCTCAAAGCCGAGTATCGCGCCCTGTGCAAACACAAGGGCGTCCCTTGCACCAAAGCGGGGCTCAAGCTCCACATGCAGAAGTGCCGCGCCATCGCAAGGGTGCACGTCAAGGAGCAGAACGGCCAGCGTATCAGCATGGCCGACGTACAGCGGGCAGGAATGCCCCATGGCCAGAAGGCCGAGGAGAAGACAGATGGCACGACTGAATGACCTGGAACTCGACGCCGTTTACGAGCGGTGGCTCAAAGATCCCAACGGCGAAAAAACATCCGTCCACGACATCTACAAACTGACGTGCGCCGCCGAGGCCGAAAAGGGCGGATATCCTGCCGACCGCCGCACCGAGTTGCTGGAGCTGGCGTCGAGGATGGTCGCCTCGCCGTGGAAGGAAGCGTGGGAAACCGGCACCATCCGGGGCGAGTTGAACCGCACGACCGAAGAGAAGCGCAAGGCGGTCTTTGAGCTCGTCGCCCGTGACTCGACACTCATGGCCGCCGCCATCATCGCCGAAGTGAACCGCGTGAGCGGGGAGGTGTCCCATGGGCGGTGATCATGACGTTTGTTCGAAGTGTGGCGGTCTTAGGGGACAGAAAATACGAGGCTACGGATGTTCAAAGTGTAATCCAGAACTGAACGAAATGCCAACCGACCCCACCCTCCCCAAGATCCTCTCCGCCCTCAACATGCCGCCCGGTAGCACCGTGGAGCAAGTCGTGGCGGAGGTGCGTAAGATGCGCCAGAAGATCCGAAACGTGTACGTCTACCTCGACACAGTGCCGCTGGAGAACCCTGCGGAAGGCCATTTCCAGGCCATCCACAACATCATCAGACCAATCGGGGATCCGGTGCCCCAGCCCCTCGGCCAAGGCGTCGAGGCGCTACTGCCGGAGCATGGGGAGGCGAAGCAGTGACGACTCATAATGTGTGGCTGACCAAGGATCAGGTCAAGGAACTCCAGGAAACCGGAGGGCCTGTGAGGGTCAACGTTGAAACTGGGTGCGACGAATGCGGATCATCCGAAACGGTCGAAATCGCCATCTGGAACAACGATGACTAGGCCAAAACGCCATCCGACTAAGCGTACGTGTGCCCGCCGCGTCTCCGACCTGCTGTCCGCGCTGGCGGTGGTCTACGCCGACGAGGGGCGCTACACGGTGCAGAAGACCACGCCGCTGGGCACGATCTTCGTCACATGGCGAAGTGGTGCCGCAGTGCTCGCAGACAAGAACAAAGAGCCCGAGAAGGGCGAAGGAGCGTGTCATGAAGGTTAAGCTGTACGGGTGCGACGACGTCACCACCGTCGAGATTGAAGTCAATGAGCTTGAGCGGGCGTTTTTGGACAGACTGCGCGAAGCGGTTGAAGAAGAGAGCCGAAGCGATTGCCAGCCGGTCATCAGGTACGACGAGGAGACAGACTACGCGCCTCGCAGACGCAGATGAGCACCCCGCCGCTACAGCGCCGCTCGTGCGTCGACAAGATCCGCTACCGGACCCAGAAATCAGCCTGGGAGACGATCAAGACGATGCGCAAGGACGGTCTAGACGCGCCGCGCAAACTGCGGGCGTACAGATGTCGTTATTATACGGGTTGGCACATAGGCCATCCTGGAGAGTAGCCCGAGGAGGGGCGATAGTATGAACGAGTTCGCAGAGTTCCCGAAGATGGCAAGACTATCGAGGGAGTGCATCATCACTGAAAAACTGGACGGAACGAACGCCCAGATTTTCATCGGTGAAGATGGAGAGTTTCTTGTCGGGAGTCGTGCCCGTTGGATCACGCCGGAGGATGACAACTATGGGTTCGCCCGGTGGGCCATGGACCACAAGGAAGAGCTTTTGACCCTCGGCCCTGGTCGGCACTTTGGCGAGTGGTGGGGGCAGGGAATCCAACGCAAGTATCCCATCGGCGAGAAGCGATTCAGCCTGTTCAACGTGTCGCGGTGGGAGCTTGAACGCCCTGCGTGTTGCCACGTTGTTCCCGTGCTGTACCGCGGCGAGTTCCTGACCATGGCCGTCGAAGGTGCCATCGAAGGGCTTCGCAAGAATGGAAGCGTCGCGGCTCCTGGGTTCATGAATCCCGAAGGCGTCGTGGTGTTCCACCTTGCGGCTGGGGTCGGATTCAAGAAGACCCTGGAAAAAGACGAAGTTCCGAAGTCTAAGCAGTAGCCCTATCCCGTCCAACACCAGCCCCCGCAAGGGGGCTTTTTCATGCCCATCGGCCAGAGGTTAGGACGCCAAAAGAGCGCTAAAACCACATTTGTACCGGTACAACTAATAAATAAAAAATGAGTGGTACAAAGATAAGTGGCTATATATGTATATGTAATATAATAAATTAGATAGTAGTAATAGTAGTAATGTACCGCTGTACCAGCTGTACCAGACATTATGTGTCTCATGTGTACATAGACGCTATGTCATCCATGGCAAAGATCACCGCTCTCCTCGCGTGTATAAGACTCTCATCTGCGTGGTACATCTGGTACAGCGGTACAAACGTTCGTAAGTCTTTTTAGCGCATAGACCTATCATCAACGTGGTCGCTCTGGTACACATGGGACAGCCTGGTACACGGCAAAACGCCGCGAAAAATCGTAGGTTCTTCCTGACCTTGTCACGTTGGCGGGTAAGCATCGACTTTTCGAAACTCGCGCACTGACAAAAGTTTTTGACCGGGTTAACTTGACGCCGGTTAATGGGTGGGGTAGGGTTAACGCATAGGTAGGTGCTCATCATGGTTGACCTGAAGGCTCCGTGGAAGAAAGAAAGCGGCGGATTTTTGATTTTCGATTCGGATGGAACTCCGTTCGCTGACGTGACCGTAGACGTCACCCAGAAAACGTCGGAGGGTTGGGATCGTGCGGCGGCGCAGACCCATCTCATGGTGGCCGCGCCCGAATTGCTCGCCGCCCTTCGCGCCGCTTGCGAACAGTTCCTTTCGGCAAATGGTTCGTCACCGCCGCGAGAATGGTTGATGGCGGTGGCTCGCGCCGAGGACAGGGCATAGTCGGTGATCGTCTCCGCCGCCGAGTTCTCCCGCATGGCCGGCGTCTCCAAGGTCGCCGTATCTAAAGCCCCCGCGCTCAAGATCGTCAAGCGTGAAGACGGCAAGATCGACACCGGCCACCCGACGAACGCGCTCTACCTTGCCCAGCACAAGGACGGCGCAAAGCCGACGCCAGCGCCGAAGCCGAAGGCCACAAAGACGAGGGTCGAAGACCCAAGTGAGAAAGCCGAACGCGCAGAGTTCCAAAAGGCAGTCGCCAAGCGCCAGGCGAAAAAGCTGGCAACCGTCGAAGGCGTCGACCTCGCTGACCTGAGCCCAACCGAGCGCAAGAACCTGGCCGCGATGACTGAGCGTTTCAAGTCCGACCTCGGCGAGGCGGCGAACCTACCCATCGAAAAGTTTAAGGCCGACATCGCGCTCAAAAAGGCGATGACCCTGCTCCACGAGTTCAAGCTCGCGCAGGCAAAAAAGAACGTCATCAGCAAAGAGGAGTTCCGCCGCACGGCCGAGAATTGGAACCAATCGCTCTCTCAGAACGTAATGCGCGTACCGCGGCGAGTCATCGCGCGTCTCTGGTCGATGGCGAAATCAGGCGCCGACAGGTCAGCCGGCGAACTCGAACTCGAGAAAGCGCTCAACGTCGCCGTGACCCGGGCGCTCGAAGGCGTGGCCAATGCCCGCTAGTCTCTTTGCCGAAGCCGAACTATCCGATCAACGCGACTGGATCGCCGACACCCTACAGGCCACGATCAAAACCGAGATCACCCACGTCAGCATGGTAGAGTGGGCCGAGAAGACCCGCGTCATCCCGAAGGGGCTCTCCCCGCAAGACGGACTCTTCGACTGGGCTGTGACGCCTTACCTTGAAGAAATCGCCGACTGCCTCAGCGAGACGAGCCCCGTCCAAGAGATCGCGGTCATGAAGGGGGCCCGCGTCGGCTTCACGGTGGGCGTGCTCGAGAACTTCATTGGCTACTCTATCGACGTCGCCCCTCATCCGACGCTCTATGTCGGAGCCGACAAAGAGGCCGCCGAAGAGGTCATGAAGACGCGCATCCGGCCAATGATCCAAGAATCCGGCCTTAGCTCGAAGGTTTTCGCCCCGACGGTTTCCGCACGGGCCCGCGCTACGGGCGAGACGAACAGCCTCATAGAGTTCGCCGGCGGACGCATCCGAGCCATCGGCCCGAACGTCGGCCCGAAACTCCGCGGCAATGGCTTCTCCCGCCTGCTACTGGACGAAATCGACGCTTGGAAAAACGAAGTCGGTACCCCAGGCGGTAAGACCAAAAGCGAAGGCTCGACCCTTGCGAACATCCTCCGCCGTTCCGACGAATATGAAGAGACGCGAAAGATCCTCTACGGTGGGACGCCGTTGCTCCGGTCCTCTTCGATCATCGAACCCTTGTTTCTGGCAGGCGACCAGCGCCGCTACTTCGTGCCATGCAAACACTGCGGAGCGATGCAGTACCTCAAGTGGGAAGGCATCAAATATGCCACCGACGACACGGGCCGACTCGTCCAGGACTCGGTGCACTACGAGTGCGAGAAATGTGGGGGCCATTGGAAAAATGAGGACAAGGTCAACTTCATGCGGACCAAGCGCCAAGGCGGCATCGCCGAATGGCGTCCGACTGCAGAGCCGCGGCGCCATGGTCTACGGAGCTACCACCTCCCCAGCTTCTACAGCCCCGTCGGGTTCCGTTCCTGGGAGTCCATCGTCCAGGAATGGCTTGACGTCGGCGATGATGTGACCAAGCGCCAGACCATCGTCAATACCGTCTTCGGGGAGACGTGGTATGAGGTGGGCCGGGCCATCGAATATGAAAAGATCATGGTCCGCCGCGAAGGCCAGGAAGAGTTTACCCCTGGCGTCTATCCCATCGGCGCGCTCTGCACTACCATCGGCGCAGACATCCAAAAGGATCGCATCGAGGCCGAGGTCGTCGCCTGGGGCGAGGGCCTTGAGTCCTGGTCGCTGGGGTATCACGTCCTCAAGGGCGACACCGAAGACCCCGAATCCTCGGCGTGGACGGGGCTTCGTGACCTGATCTACTCAGAGCCATCGGGACATCTTGTCCACGCCGTGCTCATAGACTCAAGCTATAACGGTGACATGGTCTACGGCTTCTGTGAGGGCTTCCTCGGCGAGGGAATAGTGCTCCCCGTCGAGGGCGCCGAGCTGCAGAACGCCCAGCGTCAGCTTTTCACGCTCCGACCCATCGCCACGCACGCCATCAAGAAAGTGAGCCTGCAAACGAACCAACTCAAGACGCAGTTTTACCGCATGGTGAGTAAAAGCCGTCCTGAGCAAGGGCTCGTCCCGCTGGGCTACTGCCATTTCCCGCTTGATGACGCGCACGGCGAGAAGTATTTCAAGCAGCTAACCGCCGAGGAAGAGGTCACCTACCGCGACAACTTCGGCCGTCCTAAGAAAAAGTGGCAACCGATCAAGGGTCGCGGGCGACGAAACGAGGCTCTTGACTGTCGTCTCTATGCCATGGGCGCTCTCTACGTCATGAAAGGTATCTACATGGAAGAGGTCGACGAGCCCGTGCGCTGGGAGACCTTCTGGTCCTGGTGGCGCGAGAGCATGGCCGAACCCGCGACAGCGTAATACAACGTACACGATTAGATAAAAATAGCGCGTGACTTGACGAATTGCCCGAGGCGTTTTATTCTACGCGAAAGGGAGGGCGAACCGTGGCCAACTGCGCGACCGTACAAGCTGACCTCGACGCGGCCTACGCCGCTCGTCGCGCCGCGTTGCTCGGCCAGTCCTATTCGCTCGACACCGGCCAGGGCCGGCAGACTGTCACGCGCCCCGACCTCGACAAGATCAATTTTCTGATTTCCGATCTTGAGTCTGACCTGGCATCATGCTCGGATACCGACACCCTCATCACCGGCAGTTTTCAGAGGCATGGATGACCCTGGGCGACCGACTCCGAGCCGCATGGTCAAGCCTCACGAGCGGCCCGCAGTCGCCCGAACAGCCCCGACGCGAGAAGGGAATCACTAGCCGCGACTTCTACGGCCCCGATGGCGGAGGCGGCTCCGGCTTCGGCCCATCATTCTTCGGCGGAGCGAAGTCGCCCGGGGGTCTGGGCTATCCCTATTCGACGATCATCGGACTGGACTATCAGGCTCTCCGCAACCGAAGCCGCACTGCAAAGTGGGAATCCACCGAAGCCGAGGGCATTATCGGCCGGCTGGTCGACAACATCATCGGAACCGGCCTTTCGATTCAGTCCGCCCCCATCTGGGAGTTGATCGAGCCCAAAGCTGACGCCGAGGACGAGGCTACCACCGAACGCCGCCACAAAATCAAGCGCGACATCGAAGTCCGGCACAATCTGTATCTGAACTCCACCGAACCCGATGCAACCGGCACCAGAAGCGGCTACAACCTCCAGGCTTTCGAGGCTGAATCCCTATTCTGGGACGGCGAAGTCTTCAAAGTCTTCCGGTACTCCGACGATCCAAACCGGATGAGCCCGCTATATTTCCAGTTCTATCTCGCTGACCAGATTTGCCAGCCCGGAAATGCCGAGTTGACAGCGGCCAAAGCGCGCGGAAATTGCGTAAGCCAGGGCATCGAACTGACCACCGATGGGCGAGAGGTCGCCATTTTCGTCGCGGAAGATCCGTTTCGGCCCACGGTAACGGTGCGCATTCCCTTCTGGTCGGATGATGGCAAGCGCCGATTCGTCGCTCACCCGAAGATCACCGACAAACCCGGCCAAGTCCGCGGTGTCCCGCTCCTGGCGAACGTGCTCCACGAACTGACCAAGATCACCGACGGCAAAATCGCCGAGCTTGAGGCATTGGTACTCAACGCACTCTTCGCCGTATGGAAGCGTCCCAGCGACAAGGCCCCGACTGGCGCGGCCCCTGGTGGAATCGGAAAGCCGACGTCCACGACTCCCCAACCGAACGCCCCGATGCGCGTCGACCAGTCTGGAAACACGCAGTTCCTACGCCCCGGCATCATGTTCCCGGCACTCAAGGCCGGCGAGGCGCTGGAGTCCTTCGACACGAAGCGCCCTAACCTCAACGTCACTGCGTTCATTGACCAGATCATGACAGGCGTCGCGTCGGCCAAGGGCCTCTCGGTCGAGATGCTCCAGCTCAAGTTCAATACCGCCTACACCGCCGCCCGCGCCGCCATGCTCCAGACGTGGGTGAAAATCGAAATGTGGCGCGAGACCATTGACACTCAGTCCATTGGCCCCGAGTTCACGCAGTGGCTGACCGAAGAGGTGACAGCGAGGCGCATCAAGGCCCCTGGCTTCGGAAAGTCACCGCTTCTCACTCAGGCATGGTTGAACCACTCGCTTTTGGGCTCGTCCATGCCGTCCATCGATCCGATGAAAGAGGCTTCGGCCGTCCAATTGCGCCTGGAAATGGGCCATACGACCGGCGAACGCGAGGCGATGCGGTATAATGGCTCCGATTTTACCGAGAATACAGGCCGCCAGAAGGTCGAAAATGAGGACCTGGCCGAGGCTCGGGCGCCCCTTTTGGTCACTCCCGGAGGCACAAATGCCGCTCCCGGTACCCCAACTCAGGGCGAATTGCCCTTTGGCGGACCCGAAAAGCCGTCCAATTCTCTGCCTTTAAACCCCAAAAACGACCCGAAAAGCCCTGAATATGACCCTAATTTTGACGATTCCAACGACGCAGGAGCCGCAGGATGACCGAGAAGGACCGCAAGGACATCAAGGAAATTGTCACCGAAGCGGTAGACAGCCTCAAGGAACTGTTCATCGAAAAGCTGAACGGCCACGCTGACGCCGCGGAGCGCAACGCCAAGCAGATCAATGAGCTTTACAGCCTTGACCGCCTTCGCGTTGGCGAGATCGCCCAAATCCGCGCCGACGTTGGTAGGCTCGAGGAGCGCATCGACGCCAACGCCAAGGTCTCGACTGTCGAGGAGTCTCTGCGCGACAAGAAAGAGCTCGCGGTAGATGCCGCTGTGGGAGCCGTGAGCCAGCGCAAGCAGTTCAGCATCACGACATGGGTCGCCATCGCCTGCGCCGTCCTAGGCCCTATCATTGTTGCGCTCATCATGGGGGCCGGACAGTGAAACTCCTCTGGCACGTCGGTGAGCCCGACCTTTACTGGCTGGACGATGCGGGCAATGTGGTTCGCCGCATCCAAGTCTCCAACGCCGTCCGCAACGCCGACAATGGCCGCCGCTCGCTCCAGAATCCCGAGGACGTCGTGATGACGACACCGGGCGCCGGATGGGAGCCTAAACCCTATCAGCCGAGCGGATTTCCTTCCGGCCACTGGCGCGTGACTGCCGTCCTGCCTCGCACCAGCGATTACCTCGCGCCATTCTTCCTGGCGACCGATGCATGGCACCTGACGCCCGAATGGTCCGTCACGCCAGCGGGCGACTACGGCGAACCAACAGGTGAGATGGTCCGAGACGCCGGCTTCGGCATCCATTATGCCAAGGGCACGTCGACGACGCTCGGCTGTCTTCGCGTGCTCAATCGTTCCGACCTCGAAACCCTGGCCGCCGCTGTGAAAGTGGAACTTGACGCGGGCCGAACGGTTCCATTCGAGGTTATCGCCTAGTTTTCATGCCCGTTTGGGCAAAGGAGTTTTTCATGTTCAAAGCCATCTGGATCAAAATCAAGGCGTTCTTCGCCGGAGCCTGGAAGATCATCAGCGATCCCTTCCAGGACAAGAACGGAGACTGGGACGAGAAACGCATCCTCGGAACCGCGTTCCTCATCGGGGGCCTGCTCTATGCCTTCGGTCGCTTCGGCGTTCCGGACTCCGGCATCCTGACTATCGTACTCGGCACCGGCATCAGCTTGCTCGGCGGCGCCATCGTCGGCGACGTGAACAACCCGACGCCTCCAAACGACAAGAGCGGGTCGTGAAGCGTGTCGCCTTCTTCCTTCTGGCGGGGGCGGCGATTGCCGCTCTTGCTCTGTGGCTTTGTCCTCCTCTGTGGGGCGCCCTCGTTTTCCTGGTGCCAGGACTCGCAAACCTTCGAGGAAAAGCTGGACCAAGCATCGAAACCCTTGCTCAACGCGCCCGAGCCAGTGAGCAGTCAAGCAAGGATGCTTCTGCTCGTCTTTCAGGACGAGTTCAAGGCGATCAAGACGCTATCGGACGACTCCTCGGCGAAGGCGGAAAAGGCCCTGAATGACAAGCAAGCCGTGATCGATGCACAAAACGCCAAGTTATCCGAGGCGTTCGGCCTGGAGATCAAGGTGGGCATCGCGGCTTTCTTGGCAGGCGCCGCCATAACGCTCCTAGTTCACCGCTGAATAGCGTAATACAGTGTATACGTTTGATAAAAACGCACCGAGACTTGACGAATGTTTTGACAGGCCCTAAACTGGGCTTGACCCTGGGAGGGGAACCTTGAACTCCTACGCGATTTCGACAGGTATCATGGACCTCGCTACCACGGCCAGCGGGTCCGTCATTGCCTCGCTCACGAATCCCGCCGCCTCTGGTCGCAACGTCATTTTGAAAAACGTCTCGGCGAAAGGCGATTTCGTCGGAACGCCGGGCGTTACCCGCGTCATCATCAACATCAACCGCGCCAACGGAACA